TCAGCACGGGGTTGCCGTTGTGATGTAGCCGCCCGGATTTGACCATGGCTTCTACCCACTTCATGGGCTCTGACAGATGCTTTACGTTCTGCGGTATTTCGATGACATCGAGCCGCTGATTATCTTGCAGGCGTTGGCAGAGTTGCGTGGCGCCCCAGGGGTCATAGCCGATTTGCTCTGGCCGGTTTTCTTTGCACTCTGCAACTATATTTTCTTCGATGGATTCGTAGTCGATGATATTGCCATCGGTGGCGATCAGCGCGCCTTCATTGACCCAGCCCTGGTAGTGGTCTTTGCCTTCATCTTGTGCAGCATCTTCTGGCAGATAGAATTTGCCGATGACGTAGTAGTGCTGCTTGAGGTCAATGATGCGGGTGTAGATGTCTACATCAGCGGTGATGTCAAGTTTGCTGGATAAGTCCAGTGCTTTGTATCGCTTGTCATTGACGAAATCTTCTGCGCGCAGCGTTGGATCTGCCAGGGCATTCCATTGCTGCATGTTCATCCAGGCATCGCGGGCATTGACCCAGATGTTTAGATGCTTGCGCTTGAATGTGTTCTGTTTGCGCGGGCTCTGGATGGCATCACGCAGTTGCGATTTGAGAAAATCGCGCATGACAGATACGCCATAATTCGGGTTGGCTTTGATCAGCGATTCTTCGCTGGTCCAGTCATCGTCTTTGTCGATAGTGAAGATGATGCCGAATGTTTGTTCGTTGCTGATGACGCCATCGAGTATTTTCTCGATGTCTTTTTGCATCTGGTAGCACGGGCCAGATATGTCTGAGCCGGCTGTGGATATAACCAGCATCAGCGGCTGCAGCCTGGCGCCCATGCCGGTGAGCATGGTGTCGTACAGTTCATCATTGACGTGTTCGTGATATTCGTCAACGATGGCGCAGGATGGTGATGCACCATCGCCCGGGTTGCCGATGATGGGCTCAAACTTTGAACCATCGTGCGGTCGGTCCATGGTTTTGGCGTGCACTTTTATGCCAAATTTCGACCGGTATTGCGCTGTGCGCTCGGCCATTATTTTGGCTGGGCGGAAAACCTCCCATGCCTGCTTTTCTGTGGTGGCGCCGCAGTAGACTTCTGCGCCAAATTCATCATCTGCGGTAAACATGTAGTGGCCAATGGTGGCCCCTTTTACGCTCTTTCCGTTCTTTCTCGGGATCAAACAAAACGCAATTCTAAATCTGCGCAGTCCGGTTTCTTTGTGAACCCAGCCAAAGATATTGGCAATGATAAATTTCTGCCAACCGCCAAAGCGGATCTGGCAATCGGTGCCCACCATTCTGGCCCAGTGGCCTTTGGTGTGCGGCATCAGTTCCATGAAACGGATGGCGCGGTCTGCCTTCTCGGCATCGAACCGGTATTCGTAAGCCCGGGTGCGCGATCGTTTTAGATCATTCTTGTATCGGCGGCAGGCGGCAATCTCAAATTTGTTGGCCAGCTTCCTGTGCGCAATAACATCATTGACGTACTTGTCTACATCTTTCAGGTGCTGGCTTTTTTGCATCCATCAAAAGTTACTGAAATCACCAGGGAATAACTCACCCTGCGTGGACAAATTACGCTCTGCAGATGGCGACAAACCCAAATCACTGATGATTGACCGCAGTTTGCGCCAGTCATCATTCACCTGGGCCACTTCTGGTCGCGACTTTTCTTGAGCGCCATGCCGGCCGGTGGTTACATAAGTCCATTCTGTCTGGTCAAGATACGCGCGTGCATCAAATAAACGCACAACGATGCGGCAATATTCGCAGATAATTTCTATGTAAAGCCGCTTCAACCGGCCAACCTTGCTGAGTTCTGGCGCAATTTTGTACCAGACAGCCAGCTCTTTTTCGCTCAGGGTATCAGGCCGAAGTTCATCAGCCTTGGCAATATGAAATTCCTCTGACTTCTCGCCGCCTGGGAATTGCGAAACATTGCTCTTGTTTGGATCAGGTTTGTTTGCCATATCGAATTCTCGAAACTTTAGAAACCACTAATACACTGGTGACTCTGTGTTCAATCCTCCAATAATCACCCATCACCCTTAATGGTGAATCTCTATTCAAAACCAACCACGCAAAAATGAGGCTACTCAGACGGTCTTATAGAGGGGATATGTAGGGATTTTACCCGCCCCCCTTTATTTTCTTTTTATTTCCGAAGCCACCGTCTTCTTTGGCTGTCTTCGAGTTGTGGCATGATGTGCACAGGGATTGCCAGTTTTTTCTATCCCAAAACAGCTTCCAGTCACCACCATGTGGCACGATGTGATCGACCACGTTTGCCTGGACCAGTACGCCTTTCGATTCGTGCTCTGCGCATAAAGGATAAGCCATCAACCAGGCATCACGCGCCTTGCGCCACTTGGTGCCATAGCCTCGGCTACTGGCACTGCCGCGCTTGGTGTCTGCTATCTTGCGCGATAATTTTAGTGATGATTGTTTGTTGCCAGTGCTGTATCGAACAGGTCTTGTTGGCACATCACCCCAAGATAAAAAGCCCTGCTCAGTGAGCCGGGCTTCGTTTGATTTCTGTGCTGAGTGACAATTCGCTCAGCCTGACTGGTTTTATACAGTTCTTTGCATGCAGATGTCAATACTATTTCTATTAAATTTCTTCATGGAGTACACGAAACAATCATACCAGGCGTGCGCTGACTCCATATCAGCCACAAACTTATTACGACCAATGGGCCTTCCCAGCTGCCTGGACAGTATCTTGCTCTGCCTTTCACGGCTGGCCATGATCGTATAGGCCACAATGAGCAGATCACGGTAATACTCTGGCATTTCTAGCAGCACACGCTCAGCGCGCGCTATGTTTGGTGGTACATATGGATCTGCTGCTATTCTCTTTTTGCAGTCCTTGATCAATATATCAGGCCCGTACTGCATCATCCTGTGCTCTAGTGACTCTGTGGCATAGCCTAGATTGACATCACCGCGCATGAACAAACCCCACTCTGCCAAATCCCTGATCGTGTCTTCATTGATTCTGCCATCACTCATGCCGCACCACCCGCCTGTTGTTGTTTTTTTATTGGATACCCAATTTGCCGAATCTTTTCCCACTCACGATCACGCGCTGCTGTGCTGGCCTTCACAATGGTTGGCGCCTTTGGCTCTGGCTTTGCGTTTCTGTATGCCTCCTCACAGCAGCGTTCGAACTGACCCAGTGTTGGCGCCCACTGTGGGTTGGTGTGCATCCAGGTAGTCATGGCCGTGTTGATTTCATCGTTGGTATATTTCACCAGTGCAACACCCCACTCCACCAGAGCAACAGCCAGCTCATTCTCATTGCTAAACCGGTTTGACCATGGTTGGCCATAGTGCGCTTTCAGGCGCACAAATAAGGCGCTGACAACGGGTTTTGGTAAGCACTTCTCAGGGCTACCAATCTTCACCGCTGAACGCTGCTGCTGTGCCGTTGGCGAATACGTCTGCGCGATTTTGCCGATTGGCTCCATGTGTGCCCCCCCGTGGTTTTGGATGTATGTTTTTCCAGCGTGATGAAATGCAATATTCAATCGTTTCCAGCTGCTCTTGGTGGTTACCCAGGCTGATGATCAAATTGATCATCGACGGCATTTCGTGTGGCAGAAATGTTCTGCCGTGCCGCTTCTCCATGTGCTCCAACCACCGCGCCACTGCAGCAGTATTGCACTGTGGTGGGTAGTTCTTATCTTTAATCTTTAATTCAAGTTCTAAAGATTCAGACCCCCGTTTTTGGGGGTATTCGATACCCCCGTTTTTGGTGGTATCTCCGGTTATAATACCGCCACATTTGGGGGTATCACTTTTACCAATACCCCCGTTTTTGGTGGTATCTGTGGATAACTTTTCAGACGTGTCTGCGCCTTCAATACCCCCACTTTTGGGGGGATTAGAATCAGCCTCTTGCTGTATCTCAGTTACCACCAACCGATAAATTTTAGTTCTACCACTGCGCCCACATCGATCACCCGTGAACACCAGCAACCCCTGCCCCTGCAAATCTGCCATCGCCCGGCTAAGGGTCTTTTCATTCAGCCCAGTATCCGCGATCAATCGCGTTATGCTGGGAAAACAGAGCAAATCCGTATTCGCCCTGCAGGCCAACGCCAGCAGCACATGCGCGCTAGATGACGGCCTCACCGGCAACGTCAACGCCCAATTAACAGCCCTATAATCCATAGCACCATGCAGCTTGTGTGTGTGCCCTCCCTGTCATAACCACCGCACCAACTGCCCAGAAAACGGCAACCCGTGAGTGTCCTTAAAAAACTGAATAAACGCCGCCGCAGAATCAAAGCCATCCGCTTTGGCAAACGCCGCCAGCTCATCAGCAGGCAATAGACGATTACCCACCATCACCCCCGTGCGATCAATAAACACCTCATCCACCGACTCACAGCGCGTGTGCCGCAACCGCCGGCAACCAGGCTGGCGCATACCGGTAAACAAATAAAGCTCATCACCAGGCTTGAAAGGCCGCGCACGCTTCGCACGAATGGTCTGCTTTTTATCGCCGCACTCCACCTTATAGGCAAATTCACGTTTGAAGTTTATGGCTGGCATGCTGGAAAATCCTTATATTCAAAATCACCAATCAGACAACCGCCTTTTGCAAGCCCGGTGCCGCCCCATT